TAAATTATTAAATAAATGAGTAAACATGATATTAAATACTGAAATAACATTTTCTTTTACTGGGTCTGATAAAAAATTAGATTATGAATTTTCTAAAAGTTCAACAAATCTTCTTGAAAATATTTCAAATGAAGTTCAAGTAGTAGACACTTATTACCATAATCTTTTTCATTTATTAAAATATTGCTTAAGAATAACTTTAAAAGTAAAAAAATTAAATAAAAAATCATTTAAAGCAGCTATTTAAAAAGGTTTAATAAATGAAAAAGATTTTAAAAAGAATTAAAGCTTTGTTACCTTCTAAAATACCTCAAGGAGTTACAGAATTTAATGCTTGGGCAGATGAAATTATTGAAATTTATAATATGCCTAATAATGACAGTATTAGATTTGCATTAGCAACGTCTTTAATGCACTTAGGTCCTACAGAAGCTTACAAACCAAAAGAATATTTTGGTAGAATTTTAATGAAAGGCGCAGCTGGACAAGTAGCTTACGGAATGATACAAGAATTAAAGAAAAAACAAGCAGAAGAACAAGAAGCTGCTGCTAAAAAACTTAAAGAAGAGCAAGAAGCTCTTTTAGCAAAAAGTCAAGAAGACAATGGGCAAATCACAAGCTAATTTTAAACAAATTCAAGATGAATGGTACAAAAAACTCAAGGATGAGGGTTTTGTCGATATAGAAAATAGTATTACCTTAGCCGATGGTAAAAAAGGATACGAAAATTCAGGGCGATCAGGTCCTAATCTTAAAAATAAAACTTCCGAACAATTTCAAGCTACATTATTATATTATCAAAATTGTAGATCTTTTTTAACAAATCACGACTTTACTTGTGAAATAGATAAATTTATATGGTCCCTATATGCAGAAGGTGAACCATATAGAAAAATAAGTGAAGAGTTAAAAAATCAAAAAAACATAAAATTAAATAAAGATTCTGTAAGAAAAATAGTAAAAGAACTTGAAAAAACAATGAACGCTGCTATACTAATTGAACGTCTTACATATGATAAGGAAGTATTTTAAATGATGAAATTTGAAGGTTTATACGACATTAGAGATGCTAATAATGAAGATGTCGCATTTATTACTTCGACATTTTTAAGAGGCATTTACTACGGTGACAGCTGGTTTAGTTTAATACCTAAAGATATTTTTATGGTTCATTACAAACCTATAATAGAAATGTTATTAACAAAATCAGTAATAAAAATTGCTTGTCCTAAAGACGATCCTAGCATAATTATGGGGTATAGCATTTTAAGTGCTGATTATTTAACTATACATTATGTTTACGTTAAAAAACAATTTAGATTATTTGGTATTGCAAGAAGTTTATTACCTAAATACCCAGAGCAAATAACTCATTTAACTGAATTAGGTAGAAAATTAATGAATAAATTTGAAAGTGTAATATTTAACCCTTTTAACATATAACAAGGAGAAATAAAAATGACAGAACAAAATCAACAACCAAGAGCATTAGACGAAATTCAAAAAGAATACGGTGAACTAGTAGGTAGAGCTGGTCAAATTCAATATCAATTATTTGTATTGGATAAAGATTTAAAAACTATTAACGATCGTATTTTAGTAATTAATCACGAAGCTGCTGCTAGAAAAGAATTAGATAAAAAAGCTTCTGAACAAACTCAAGGTTAATATGAGCATTGCAGACATTAAAAAAAGTAAAATTACAGGAGTAAAATTGCATACCACTATATTTATCGGTGGTACTCAATTAGGTCCTACTATTTTATCAAAAGACGGTACTAGAAATTGTTCTTTTAAATTAGATGGTGACATGCTTTTTGTAACTTTAGTAACTAAAAACATTACAACAGCAGTTTCTTTAGCTTCCGTAATTCAAATTGATTATGAATTAGAGGAAAAAGTTGAAAAGAATAGCTAAACCATCAACAGTTATTTTTCAAAAATCAGAGGAGGTTGAAACCCCTCTGGTATCTGATATTTCTATACAAAGACTAATAGATGATAGTCTTTTGATATTATATAGAGAAATTAAACAATTATTGTTTTTATCATCAAAGGGTAAATTACCTCCTGAAAACGCTAGAGATTTACGCGATCATTTAAAATTATTATTTGAATTAAAAAATAGAGAAAACGAAATGTTATCAAAAGTAACAGACGAACAACTAGAACAAATGCTTAAAGAAGGCGGTACAATTGAAACTAACTCATCAACAAACTCAGACGCTAAATAATCTAAGTAAAGAAATTTTTGGTAAATCAAGCTTTTGGTTAAATCAAATAGTTAGAAAAGGATTAGCTGTAGGTAACGGAAGAAGACGTTATTTACACACTTACGAAGAAATATTAGCTGAATTAGAAAGAGTCAAAAAATCAGTAAAAGGATTAACATCTCAAAAAAGAGATGAATTTACATTAATTAAATAATATGGCATTAACATCCAAAACCTCTTTAATAGTAGAGGCAGTAAAAAGAAAAGCACAAGATACAGGTAAAAAAGTTGAACTAAAAGGTGATTTTACAGAACAAAACAAATTTGTTGAAGATAATAGTAAATTTGTAGCTGCTCAATGTTCTCGACGTGCTGGTAAAACAAACGGACTAGCTTTAAGATTTTTTAAAACTTTAGAAAAATACCCTAAAAGTCAGTGCTTATATCTAGGGTTAACAATGGATTCCGCTCGTGAAATTATGTGGCCTGTACTACACGAAATAAATGATAGATATGGTATTGGCTGTACATTTACAGAATCTAAACTAGAAATGAAACACCCAAACGGCGCTAGATTAAAACTAATAGGCGCCGATCTTAAAAACTTTATTAAAAGATTAAGAGGTAGAAGATACCCAGGTGTAGCAATAGATGAGGCACAAGACTTTGGTACGCATTTACAATCATTAGTTGACGATGTATTAACACCTTCTATATCAGATTATGCAGATGGTTGGCTTGCCATGACTGGTACTCCAGGACCCGTACCACAAGGATACTTTTTTGACGTTACTCACGAAGGTAAATTTGGATATTCAGTACATAAATGGACATTAATAGAAAATCCTTTTATGCCTAACCCAGAAGCTTTTATTAATGATTTAATTAAAAAAAGAGAATGGCAACCTGACAACCCTACATTAAGACGTGAGTATAGAAACGAATGGGTTTTAGATGCTCAATCGTTATGGATTAGATACGATGAAAAAACAAATCATTTCAATGATTTACCTAAAGATATTAAATGGAATTATATACTAGGAGTAGATATAGGTTATAATGATGCAGATGCTATTGCAGTATTAGCGTGGTCAGAAAAATCAGATACTACCTATTTAGTAGAAGAGTCAATAAGAGCTAAACAAGGGATTTCTGCATTAGCAGCTCAAATTGAAGAACTTCAAAAAAAATACAATGCTTATAAAATTGTAATGGATGAAGGTGCCCTAGGTAAAAAAATTGCTGAAGATTTAGTTCCAAGATTTGGCGTTCCATTAGTAGCAGCAGATAAATCTAAAAAACAAACAAATGTTGAATTATTAAACGATTCTTTACGACTAGGTAAATTTAAAGCTAATAAAGATTCTAGATTTGCCAAAGATTCGTATTTAGTTCAAATTGATTGGGACAAATCAACACCTAATAAAATTGTAGTTAAAAAGAAGCCTCACTCAGATATTATTGATTCAGTTTTATATGCTTTTAAAGAATCATACGCCTATGCTCATAAATACAATACAGAACCAGAAAAAGGCACCAGAGAATGGTATGAAAAAAACTCAAACAACGACGGTATGTTTGAACAAGCATTAGAACATTTTCAAGAACAACAAGAATACGCAAATTCTTATGAAAAATGGCTAAAAGACGGCTAAAATACGCAAAAAACGACCAAAAATCATCAAATTTAGACAAGGGGTATCATTTATACGAGGTTTATAAATGTTACCATTTCTTAAGAAAAAACAACAAAAACAAGTAGCAGCAATTACTCAACCTGTAAGTTTAGATTACAAATTGGATGAGGAAACTCAAGAAAATGAGCAAGAAAGCTCAGTCGAAGAATTAGGTGAGTTAGCTTTAGAAGCTTGTGCTGAATCATTAATTACAGCAGTAAACAACAAAGATACAAAAGCAGTATCTAAATCATTAAAAAACGCTTTTAAAATACTAGAAATGATGCCTCATGAAGAGGCTGAAGAACAAAACGAACAAAAGGAGTCGTATGAGTGACATAAACGATAAAAAGGATTTATCACTTGGTATTGCTTACGAAATTAGGAAGAGAAATAAAGCAATACAAAAACCAGCATCAGTAGAAACTAAAGAAAATCAAACACCTATTGAACAACCTATAAAAATAACTGGGTCTATTGCTGAGTCAATTTTAGCTAAAAAAGCTAAACCTATCGATAACTTAGAAGAACCTTTATTAGATTTAGAAGAAAACAATAGTTTTGCTGATGAAATCGATAATGAACAGCAAGATATGATTTCAAAATTAAGAGCTAGAATAAAAAAACAAAAATTATTAGGACAATAATATGAAAATTAATAATCTAAAGGATTTAGATAAATTGATTCAGTTATGCCGTAAACGTGGTGTAACTGATATTACCATAGATGGTATAACTCTAACACTTGGTATGGAGCCAGTAAAAGAAGCTAAATTAGAACAAGAAAACTACCCAATACAGCAACAAATATACACACCAGGTGGTATAACTGAAAATACTAAAATTCAAATACCTCAAGAATTGACAGATGCAGAATTATTATTTTGGAGTAGTAGATCAGAACAAGAAGACCAAAACGAAAATACTCAACCGAGTGAGGTTTAAAAATGAAAGTTACTCCAGTAAAAAGTCAATCTTCTAAAGTAACATTTAAAACTACCAGTAAAACAAGCGACGCAGCTATATTAAATAAATGGTGGTTAGAAAAAGACGAAAATAAAGCCGCTGCTCAAATGATAACTACAGCAGCATTTTTAAAAGAATCTCAAAATTACAGATACCGACAAGCTGGTATTTACGCAAGATTATACGGTAATCAATCTTTATATTCTTTTGCCGGTTCTAACATGGTAAAAGCTGATTTAAACACAGGATTACCAACTGAAAGACCTACATTTAATTTAATTCAATCAGCAATTGATACCTTAGTATCTAGAATATCACAAGCTAGACCTAAACCAGTATTTTTAACAGATGGTAGTGATTATAAAAAAAGAACATTGTCAAAAAAACTTAACAACTTTATTCAAGGAGAATTTTTTAGAACTAAAGCTTATGAAATAGCTACTCAAGTATTAAGAGACGCTTTAGTACAAGGTACTGGGGTTATTCATACCTATGAAGATCAAGACAATAAAGCAGCTTTAGAACGTGTATTATTAACTGAATTACTAGTGGACCCAAACGAAGCAATGTATGGAGACCCTAGACAATTGTACCGAACAAAATTGGTTGACAGGGATGTCTTAATAGCCAATTTTCCAGAACATAAAGATAAAATAGAAAAAGCAGCAGGAGCAAAACCTGACGAATCAGCTGATTCATCTAAATCAGTATCTAATTTAGTAATGGTTGTAGAAGCTTGGAAACTAAGATCTGGTAAAAATACAAAAGACGGTAGACACATGTTGGCCATCTCTACAGGTGATTTATTAGACGAAGAATATAACAAAGATAAATTTCCATTTACTTTTTTACACTACTCACCAAGAATGTTAGGATTTTGGGCACAAGGTGTAGCAGAACAATTAATGGGTACACAATTAGAATTAAATTCAATTTTATTTACTATTTCAAAAGCTATTAAACTAGTAGGAGTACCTAGAGTATTTGTAGAAGATGGTTCTAAAGTTGTATCATCTCATTTTACAAATGACGTAGGTGCTATTGTAAAATATAGAGGAACAAAACCAATATATGAAGTGGCCCAATCAAATGCACCAGAATTGTACGCAGAAAGAGATAAACTCATCCAATACGGATTTCAACAATGTGGTGTGTCTGCAATGCAAGCGACAAGCCAAAAACCGTCAGGACTTAATTCGGGCGAAGCAATTAGATCGTATGATGACATTTCTACAGATAGGTTCGCAAGTCTTGCTCGTAGGTATGATGATATGTTTATTGATCTTGCTTATCAAATAGTAGATCAAGCTCGTGAGATTTGTATTAGAGATAATAAATACTCTTCTGTTTACCCTAATAAAAACAGTATATCTGAAATTAATTTAAAAACAGCTGATGTGGTAGAAGATACTTTTGTAATTCAATGTTTTACTCAAAGTTCATTACCTAAAGATCCAGCTGGTAGATTACAAAAAATTACCGAAATGGTGCAATCAGGAATGATTTCATTACAAGAAGGTAGACGATTATTAGATTATCCAGACTTAGAACAAATTGAAAGACTTGCAAATGCAGGTGAAGAAAGAATATTTCAAATACTTGATGAAATTATTGAAGAAGGTAAATATACACCACCAGATCCTTTTATGGATTTATCTTTAGCCGAGCAATTTACTACTCAATACATAAACCTTTATAGTCAAGCTAAACTAGAAGAACATAAAGCACAAATGCTAAGAGACTTTTACGGACAAGTACAAACTATAAAACAAGCTGCTATGCCTCCAGCTCAACCTATGCAAGCAGCGGCTCCAATAGCTCAAGCAGAAGCTTTACCAACATCACCTTTAGTACCAAATAACCCTAATTTAACACAAGGATAATATAAAATGAAAGTAACATTAAAAGGAAGTAATCAACCAGGATCAGTACAGGAAGTAAAAATGTCCTCTAGTAATACCTCATCTAGAGACAAAGCTATAGCTATGTTAGCAGGTGCAGCTCCAGCAGAAGGCACCATAGATCAAAACAACATAGCTCCAGAAAATATGAGTTTAGCAACACCAGATACAAACGCTTTAAATGCTGATATGCAAACATCTGTTAGTTCAGAAAAACAAGAAACAGTACAAGCAGAAACAGCACAAGTAGCTGAAACTCCTAAAGAAAATAAACAACCAGAACAAAAATCTGATGAAGTTTCTAAACATTATGAAAAACTAATAAAACAAGAAAAAGCATTAAGAGCTAAAGAAATAGCTATTAAACAAAGAGAAGCAGAATTAAAAGCTAAAGAAGATTCTTTAAATTTAACACCAAAAATTGACCAATCTAGTTATATTGATAAAAACAGACTAAAAACTGACCCTCTATCGGTATTAGCAGAAGCCGGATTAAGCTATGAAGAGCTTACTAATCAATTATTAAACTCTAGCCCTAAAGACCCAAGAGTAGAAGCTACTATTAACGAATTAAAGGCTGAAATAGAGCAATTACGTAAAGCTAACGAAAAATCATCAAAATACCAAGAAGAACAACAACAACAAGCTTACCAAGCAGCCGTTAAACAAATAGAAGTAGACGTTCAGACTCTTGTAGAAAGAGATACTAACTTTGAAACAATCAAGGCTACAGGTACAGCTAACGAAGTTGTTAAGCTAATAACTGAAACCTACCACAAAGACGGTATCCTTTTAAGCATTGAAGAGGCTGCTCAGCAAGTAGAGGACTATTTAACTGAGGAATACTCTAAAATTGCATCTATAAACAAAATTAAATCTAGACTTGAGAAATCGCTAGCTACGAAACCTCAACCGTCTACTGACGCGAAGCCACAGTCAGAAATTCAACAACAACCTAAGCAGACACAACCAACAATGAAAACCTTAACTAATAACACGTCAGCATCTAGGCAGCTAACCGCTAGAGAAAGAGCTTTATTAGCTTTTAAAGGAGAATTAAAATAACCCGTCTAAATACCTCAGTGAGTCGTGTAAAAGCGCAGTAAGTAGGGATAGGACAATACATCTATATATGTTCATAACATGGGGTTTTGACCATTTATATATGTTTAAAAATTAAATAGGAAAAAAATTTTATGGCAATTTACGCTAATAGTTCAAATCAAATCGCAGCTCTTAAAGAGTTGTACAAAAATGACAATGAGTACATGAAGGATCTAGTTTATAAAGAAAATCCATTCTTGGCTTTAGTACCAAAAGACGAATCACCAGATGGTTTTGCTGGTAAATATATCCCAGTACCTCTTGAGTACGGAAATCCAATGGGTCGTTCACACAATTTTGCGAACGCTCAAGAACAACAAACAGCTACTTCTTTAGTAAGCTTCTTTGTTTACACAATCCAAGATTATCAATTAGTTACTATCACTAACTTATTGATGGAACAAACTAAATCATCAGCTGGTGCTTTTGTTGACGCTGCTAAATTACAAATCGATGGTGGATTCAGAAATATTACAAACAATATCGCAATGGAATTGTTTGGTAACGGAACTGCTACTCGTGGTATTTCTAGCTCAGCTTCTACTCAAGTTTCTACAGCTGTAACTATTCCTTTAAAAAATATCGCTCAAATAGTTAATTTTGAGGTTGGAATGCTTTTAGTTGCTTCTGCAACTGATGGCGGAGCTCCTTCTTCTGACACAGTAACTATTACTTCTGTTGATAGAGCTAACGGAATCATTAGAGGTACTGCTTCTAATACTTCATTGTCTTCTAACTGGGCAATCGGTACTGGATCAGCTTACTTATCAATCAAAGGTGACTTACCTGCTGGTGGAGCAACTACAACTGGATCTTTCTTAGCATTATCTGGATTGTCTGCTTGGTTACCAATGGAAACTCCTTCTACAAGTGATAACTTCTGGGGTGTTAACAGATCTGCTGACCCTACTCGTTTAGCTGGTTGCAGATATGATGCTTCTATGTTTACAATCGAAGAAGGTATGACTAACGCTTTAGCTTTCTTAAACAGAGAGGGTGGAAGACCAGACATAGCTATTATGGATTTTGTATCTTATGCTGCTTTAGTTAACGCTTTAGGTGCAAAAGTACAATACGTTCAAATTTCTCATGATGAAGTTGAAGTTTCTTTTGACGGTATCATGTTCCAATCTGCATACGGTAAAGTAAACGTTATTGCTGATAGAAATTGTCCTCCTCAAACTTGTTTCTTGTTACAAATGAACACTTGGAAACTACGTTCTTTAGGTAAAGTGCCACACATTTTGACTTACGGAATGGAGGGCTTAGAAGGTTTACGAGTCGGAAACGCTGATGCTTTAGAAATCCGAATAGGCTACTATGGCAATTTAATTTGTAGCGCACCAGGATTTAACTGCGTAGTTAAATTAAGCTCTTAGTATTATATTTAAATATTAAGAATAAAGGCTAAGGTTAAAATCTTAGCCTTTTTTTATTGTTTTTATCTGGTTATTATGATACATTAAGTATAATATGAAAACTTGTAACAAATGTAATAAAGAAAAACAATATACAGAATTTTTTAAAGATAAAAATAGCTCAGATGGGCGCTATTCTATATGTAAACTCTGTAAAACAGAATCTACTTATAAATGGAGAGAAAATAATAAAAATAAATATAATCAAACAGCTAAAAATTGGCGGGACAATAATAAAGATAAAGAATATGGACATGAAATAAAAAGACGTTATGGAATAGATTTAAAAACATATAATAAAATGCTTATAGATCAAGATTATAAATGCGCTATATGTAATAAAAAACATGACGAGAGTGTAAAACGAGGTAGACTATACGTTGATCATTCACATAAGTCCTTAAAAGTTAGAAAGCTACTATGTGCTACATGTAATTCTATGCTGGGTTTCGCAGAAGATAATCAAGAAACCTTACAAAAAGCTATAGACTACCTTAAAAAACACTTAAGCTAGTTTAACTTTTACTATATACCTATACCATAGGTATATAAAAACCAACCATTTTTACAAGTTTAAACCTGTAACTACTTTATATTACTCATTACTAACACGCATGTATCAAAATAATACGCCTGTCACAATTTAGTTTACAATCATAAAAAATCTATACAAAATATAACTATATAAAGCTATACAATAATTTAAAGCTGGTATTTAAAATGCAACAGTATTATAATATAATAAAGGAGTTAACTAAATGAACATAGTAAATAAAGCAAAAATTCTTTTTAAAGAACTGGACTATTTAAACGAAGAGGAGTTAATCAATTGTATTAATGATATAAGAGAAGAATTAAGAAAATATTCTCCTTTTAAAACAGAACCAGTAGATTGCGTTAGGTGGGTAAAAAACACAGAAGTAACTGCTAACGAATATAACCCTAACACTGTAGCTCCTCCAGAAATGAAATTATTAGAATTATCAATAAAAGAAGACGGATACACACAACCGATAGTATCATGGAATAGAAACAATGTTTATGAAGTTATTGACGGTTTCCACAGACATAGAGTTGGTAAAGAAAGTAAAGAAATACAAAAAAGAATTAAAGGATATTTACCTTTAGTTGTTATAAATAACGATAGAACAGAATTAAGTGATCGTATGGCCTCTACTATTAGGCATAATAGAGCTAGAGGTAAACATGGTGTTGATAGTATGTCTGACATCGTAGTAGAGTTAAAGAAAAGGAATAGAAGCGAAGAATGGATTGCTAAACACTTAGGTATGGATGCAGACGAAGTTTTAAGATTATGTCAAGTTAGCGGATTAGCTGAGATGTTTAGTAATACTGATTTTAGTAAAAGCTGGGATATAGAAACTGTAGATGATAATATTGACGATGTTAATTTAGAAGAAAGCGAGATAGAATAATGAATAGAATTCATCATCCTTGGCATTTGTGGGAAGATTATAAATATAATTTTTATGATAATTCTACGTTAGACAAAGAAGCAGTAAATAAATCAGTTTATGTTTTAAAAAATTTACATGTTTTTGAAAAAGCTTTAAAACATATAATAAACAACTGGAAATATAGTTGTGAACAAAATTTAACAAATGAAAATTTAAACAAAATAGCTTATTTAGGCCAAGCTTCTTGTGCTTATCTATACAATATACCTCAAACAATAACTATGAAAGCTTGGTCTGAACTAACAAAAGAAGAACAAGAAAATGCTAATAATTTAGCCTTAAAATATTTAAATATATGGTTAAATAGTAATAATAAGGAGAAATAAAATGTCTTTATTAAAAAAATATTCAGAAATTAATGTATTAAACGCTTCTAAAGAAAGAATAAGTTTTATTTTTGATAATTTTGAAAAAATATACATAAGCTTTAGTGCAGGTAAAGATAGTACAGTAATGCTTCATTTAGTAATGGAAGAAGCAATAAAAAGAAAAAGAAAAATAGGTTTATTATTAATTGATTTAGAAGCTCAATACAACTTAACAATGCAACATGCTGAAAATTGTATTAAATTATACGAAAAATATTTAGATATTTATTGGATTTGTTTGCCAATTGCTCTAAGAAACGCTGTATCTAATTTTGAGCCTAGATGGTTAGCTTGGGATAAAAATTGTAAAGATCAATGGGTTAGAAATCCTCCAGAATACGCTATTACAGATGTTAATTTTTTTCCTTTTTTTCAAGAAGGATACGAGTTTGAAGAGTTTGTACCTGAATTTGGCGAATGGTATTCAGAAGGTAAGCCTTGCGCTTGTCTTGTTGGTATAAGAACGGATGAGTCTTTAAATCGATTCAGAACTATAGCTTTAAAAACAAAAATTAAATTTAAAAACAAAAATTATACTACAAAAGTAACTGACAATACTTACAATATCTATCCAATATATGACTGGGCGGTTTCTGATTTATGGCACTATCATTATTTAAACCCATCATTACCTAGTAATAAGATATATGAACAGATGCATAAAGCTGGCTTATCTCCATCACAAATGCGTATTTGTCAGCCTTACGGCGATGATCAAAAAAGAGGTTTATGGTTATATCATATATTAGAACCTGCAACATGGTATAAAGTAGTAAATAGAGTAAATGGAGTAAATTCAGGAGCTTTATATATACAAGAAACAGGCAATATAACAGGATATAACAAAATAAATAAACCTTCAAACCATACTTGGAAATCTTTTTGTAATTTATTATTAAGCTCTTTACCTAAATCTACTCAAAAGCATTACATAACAAAATTTAAAGTATTTTTAAAATGGTGGAAACATAGAGGCTATGAAAACGGAATACCTGAAGAAGCTCCGGCTATATTAGAAAGTAAAAGAATAGCGCCATCATGGAGACGTCTATGTAAAGTTTTATTAAGAAACGATTATTGGTGTAAAGGATTAGGTTTTACGCAACCTAAATCAGCAGCTTATGGAAAATATTTAGAACTTAAAAAGAATAATACGTTATTAAAAGCGCCAAAATTAGAAATAGAGGAGGATTTACGTGACTAACTTTGAGTACTTAAAATGGGCAATGACTAAAGATAGGAGTGATATAGGTTATTTAGAGCATAAAGATACTCTTACTGCATCAAAATGTCGTTTAATAAATGGTGCGTTAGGTTTATCAGGCGAAGCAGGAGAAGTAGTAGATATAATAAAAAAACATGTTCAATTCAATAAACAATTAGATATAAATAAATTAAAAGAAGAATTAGGTGACTTAATGTGGTATATTAATTTGATTTTATTTGACATAAATAGTAATATAGAAGAAATTATGGAGATAAATAAGATCAAGTTAGACAAAAGATTCCCTAATAAATTTAGCGAAGAACAAGCTTTAAAAAGACAAGACGAAAATACATAAAAGGAGCAGCATGACCAAAAAAGAATTAATCGCAAAATTACGACAGCTATATGTACTAACAACAAATAAAAATGGGTATATTGATTTAACAGAACAATCTTGTGAATTAATTATAGACGAATTATTAAAAGAAAACGGTTTATTAAATTTAGAAAAAGAGGAAAATGAAGAGGTAACAACTAATGAGTAATGACGTATATGTAAATCAAACTGAGTGGGAAAAAATATTAAATAAAAGAAGAAGAGAAGAAAACAAAGAACGAAATGAACATATTCGTAGATTATATTTAGAAAGAAGTAAAGAAAAAATTCAAGAATACGGAAGACTAAGAACTTTAAGACTAAGAGAGTTAAGAGAAAAAGGTCAATGTAAATTTAACGTTAGCACTAAGTCAGAAAATTATAATTACAGACCTAGTAATTTTGTAACGAAAGAAACACCTAACAATGCAATACTACCTAAAGGTAAAATGAATAAAAAGGTAAAAAAATATGCTAAATAAATTATCTAAAGAAATACATGATGATAACATTAAAGCAGGCTGGTGGACAGATCTAACTACTGGTTTACCTAAAGATCGTAACGTAGGTGAATTATTATGCTTAGTACACAGTGAAATTTCAGAAGCCATGGAAGGATATAGAAAAAATTTACCAGATGATAAATTACCTCACAGACAAATGTTTGAAGTAGAATTAGCAGACGCTTTAATAAGAATACTTGACATTGCAGGTAAATTTAATTTAGACTTAGACGGTGCTATAAAAGAAAAAAGAGAATATAACGCTAAAAGAGAAGATCATAAATTATCTAATAGACAAAGTGCTAACGGAAAGAAGTTTTAACATGAAACGAAGTGAAGCTTTAGAAATTATTAAAGAATACTTGGATATTAATGGTGGACATTTAGTCCCAGAACAAATATTGGCTATTGTAGAAAAGATTGGTATGTTTCCTCCGGCTAATAAACTTACAGAAAGTGGTAAGTTACAAGGATACGACCATGAATATCTATATTGGGAATCAGAAAATGAAAACTAAATGGATATACATAAAAAAACCTACTACTCTTGGATGGGGCATTGCTGAAATAGAAGTAGACCCGCCAACATATAAAATATTAGACTTTGAACCTCAGTTAAAATATAAAGCAGACTTAAGGTATTATTGGAAGAATAGATATCACATCTTAGCTCTTCCAAAAATGTCATTATGGAAATACACAAAGACTTTGATTAAAGGTCTTATTATTTATAATTTTTTATAAAAGCCGATAAGTGACAAAAATTGTAACATACTGGATAGTAACATGAAACAAAACATAATTTTGTTAATAATTCATTTAATTCTTACCATCCTTATGGTGTTTCATATTTCTTATGAAGCCGACAGAATAAAAGATATTACAGATGACTACCTAAACCATATATGGATTGACGGGTGTCATTATGGTATTATCAAAAATAAATGTGAATAACTTATTTACATTGCTAAGTAAATAGACACTTTCAATATAATATAAAGTTATTCACAAGATATCATGACATTATCAAAATAATACGTCAAAACATTAAACAACACCTATCACCAAATCAAATATAAGTAGTTTTAACCTTGGCACCAGGTATGCAGTATATAATTGTATAACAATTAACAAGGTAGGACGTAATGAATACAGAATATATAATAAAAAACTTAGAAGCAGAATTAAATACAATAGAAAGTGAAATTAAATTACTTTTTTCTTTAAAGAAAGAAATATCTTTAGAGATAATGTCAAGAAGACGTATGATCATGTATCTTTTAATTGAAGAACAATCAAAATTAATAAAAGAATTACAGTCAAACAATTTTAAAAAGGTAGGTTAAAATGAACAATGTTAAAAAATTAAAAACAAACAGCTCTTATAGTACAGATCTAATTATGTTGTTAAATTTACAACAAGCTATTGATGGTTTAGTAGAAAAACATGGTAGCCATTTAATGTTAAACCAAATACCAAGTATGGTACAAGACGCTCAACAGCGTATAAACGCTAAGAAAGGGTTAAAAAAACATGGATAAGATTAAGGAAGTTAAAAATATAAAATCTATTAAAACTAAAAGATATGAATTAAAGCTAGTACAAGGTATAGAATCAGGTTTATATTACGTAGCTTATAAAAAAGTAAACAAAAATGAAGAAGATAAAGTTTATGTAAGTTCTGGTTTAACTGATTATTCACTAGCATCAATAGTGTTTGATGAATATAGAATTGAATTGGAGGGTAATTAATATGGAATTAAATGGTTTTGAAATATTTATGTGGAAATATGGTCTTAATATATTTGGTTTAATGAGTTTATTTATTATATTCATGATTCATTTGTTTAAAAAGCGTTATGAAAGACGTTTAGCTAAAGAAAGAAATAAATTTAAACATTTATTTATGATTTTATTAATAGCTTTAGCATACGGTAATAGCTCTGAAGCTAAAGTTAAAGTTGGTTTTGTTACAGGTACGCACTTAATGTTTCCATCAGAACATAAATTAAATGATAACCATGTTTTTATAGAATTATATGATCATTTGTTATTGTATCAAAATTCATTTGACAAAGGTTCAGTAGCACTTTATGGTAATATTTACTTATCGGAGAGAATGACTTTTAAATTAGGACTTACATCTGGGTATTACAACAAAATGGAATACAAAGGTGCTATTTATGAAAATCCATTAGCAACTAGTGACGGTATCAGTGCTTTTTTTGCTGCTACTTATGAGTATAAATATTTTTTAATAGCTTTAATGGGTAATAGCATTAATGCAGGTATTAAATTTGATTTTTAAAAAGGAGAGAAAAAATAAAATGAAAAAAGCTGAAAAACAAAAATTACCTAAAGGTGTTGATGAAGTATATGTAGATAGTTTAAACGCAAGAACTATTGATGAATTAAAAGCTGAAATTGTAAGATTACAAGTACAAAACGAAGAAAATGAAGCTTTTAAAGAAAGCGAGCAATTTCAACAAGCAAAAAGCAAGTTTGACTATGAAAAAGAACAGTTTGATTTAATAGCTAAACCAATTAAAGAAACTACAGCAATACTTAAAAATAAAACTAAATTAGTATTACAAAGATTAAAAGACAAAGGTGCTATATGATAGTCAACATATCTTACAATTTACCAGATGAACTAGAATTATATAAAAAACATTTAAAAGAAAAAGATTATACAATTGAATCTAACAATTTAAATCGAATAGACGTTGACCATAGATATTTTTTAAATAAAGATTTAATAACAAACAAAGCTTTGAAATTAGG